CGTTCTGAAAACTATGTTTCAGGCTGGGATCGGTGAGTATATGGCTCGACGCCTTCGCAAGGCGGGAGTCGACATACGTGACCAGTCGAAGAATCAAAGACTGGCACGCGAAGGTAGCCTCACTGGTCGTGTGGCTACTGTCGATTTAAGTAGTGCTTCTGACTCGATAGCTATCGGTCTTGTATCTGACCTGCTACCGATTGACTGGTTCCTCTTCCTCTCCGAGTACCGTACTGGTCTCGTTGAGTACAAGGGCCGAGTCTTCGAGCAAGAAAAGTTTTGTTCGATGGGGAACGGTTTTACGTTCCCTCTCGAAACACTTATCTTCTATGCTCTTACCTGGGCTTGTTGCCAGGTGTCAGGAGTCTCTCGAAAGGACACAGACCGTTTCGTCTCCGTTTACGGTGACGACATTGTCTGTCCATCAGAAGTTTTCCCTCTGTTGGCGACCGTCCTCATGAATGTCGGATTCTCTTTGAATGAGAAGAAGACATTTCGAGATGGGCCTTTCCGTGAAAGTTGTGGAAAGGACTACTTAAGGGTCATCGATATTCGTCCAACTTATGTCAAGGATCGACTGGATGGCCAGCATCTCTTCGTCATTCATAATCAGTTTTATGCTGATTGTGAGTTCGAGATCTGCCGGTATCTCCGGTCCCTCCTTGCCCCGCAGCTTCACCTTTACGGACCGAGTCGTTACGGTGATGGCCATCTCCATTCGGATATGGACTACCTGTACGACTCGTGGGGTTCTTTAACACCGAACTCCGATCCGCTGAGGCCTGTTCGTAAGAACGGGTACGGGGGCTACATCTTCGACACTTTCCGACTCGCGTCGCGGCGCGTAAAGCGCAGCGGCTCGGGGGAGAGAGTGCTCCCTTTCTATTTGATTTACGAAAGGGAGGGTGCCGATCCTTTAGAGAACATCCACGGTTCAGCTTCCCAAAAGGGTGCTGTCTTTGTGGTTACTTTACCGGGATCGGGTCATCGAAGAAAGTTTGTACGTCAATCGATCTACACATTTAGCTAACCGATTTGGTTAGTTAGCAGAAATGCTGGGGCC